CGGTAACAGTCGGTGGTGGTGGTGCTGAAGGACAAACGAACAATCAACCCGCAGGTAACGGTCAAAGTTCAGTCATTACTTTTAATGCTCCCACATCTACAACATTAACGGCAATTGGTGGTGGTGGTTCAGGACAATTCCAAGATAACTTTAATCAGGGTATGCCATTCCCATATCAACAATCCACTAGAGGTCAGTCTGGCGGTTCGGGTGGTGGTGGTGCTGGCACAGACGGTGGTGACAGAAGTGGCGGAGTTCCAACACCAAATCAAGGAAATGCTGGTGGTAATGGTTCATCGCAAGGTGATTGGGGTGGCGGTGGAGGTGGTGGTGCAGGCGGTGCTGGTAGCACAGGAACTCCTCAAGGTAACGGTAATGGTGGAACAGCAGTTTCCAGTGCAATTTCTGGTGGCACAGTATACTATGCTGGTGGTGGCGGTGGTGGTAACCAACAAGGACCTTCTAGCAATCTAGGTGGTGGAACATCTACACCTACACAAAAAGGTGGTGCAACAGACGGATCGAATGGTAATCCAGGATCAGCTGATGGTGGTGGTAACACTGGTGGTGGTGCGGGTGGTGCTCGTGATGCACCAGGCCAAAACAATAACGGTGGCAATGGTGGTTCGGGTATTGTTATTATTTCATGGTAATATGAACATATGGCCAAACCTCAAACACGAAAGCAGTTTAAAGAATACTGCCTAAGGCGCTTAGGTTGGCCAGTTATCGAAATCAATGTTGATGATGACCAAGTAGATGACCGCATTGATGATGCGTTAAGTTTCTTTAACGACTATCATTGGGATGGTGTTGAGAAAATCTTTATGAAGCACATGATAACAGAAGAAGACATTAATCGCCGTTGGATTTATGTTCCTGATGCCGTTACCTTCGTTACTGGCATTATTCCCTTTGACCAATCTGGCGCATCAATCAATATGTTTGACTTGCGTTATCAGTTGCGTCTACACGACCTCTATGACTTTACATCGATATCGTATGTGTCGTATGAGATTACGATGCAACATCTTCGCACACTAAATCTTCTGTTCTCTGGAACACCACAGTTCCGATTCAATAGATTACAAAACAAAGTCTTCCTAGACATTGATTGGTCACGTGATTTGGTTCCTGGTAACTATGTTATTGCCGAGTGCTATCGTAAGATGGAACCAGAAACAATGATACTCACTGGAACTGTGAGTTCTAATACCACAGCAAATACAGTTACAGGAACAGGAACAATCTTCGATCAAGAATTGTTGGAGAATGATTTTATTACTGTCAATGGTGAAAGCAAACAAGTTGCAACAATAACCTCACCAACAACATTGGAGTTTCGTAGTCCAGTAACAACAAATTTTGCTGGAGTTAAAGCATCCAAAGAAGGTCTTGCTGATGTATGGAATGACCGTTATCTAAAAGCATATGCTACTGCTAAAATTAAATACCAGTGGGGAAGCAATCTCAGTAAATTTGCTGGCATTCAATTACCAGGTGGTGTGACTCTTGATGGTCCAAGGATTATGGAAGAAGCATATAATGAAATTGAAAAAATAGAAAACGAAATCTACAACTTCAATTCACTGCCATCTGAAATCTTCACGGGGTAAACCGTGGCAACTAATTTTTACTTCAATAATTATCCTGTAAATCAGATAACCTCTGAGCAATTGCTCGTTGAGGATTTAGTTATTGAAGCTCTCAAAATCTACGGCATGGATGTTTACTACATGCCTCGCACAACACGTGACCAAATAGACTATCTCTATGGTGAGGATGCGACCAAAGAATATCGTGCTGCATATCCCATCGAAATGTATCTCGAAAATGTTACTGGCATGGAGGGTGAAGGTGACTTCATGTCTAAGTTTGGTTTGGAAATCCGAGACGAAGTAACACTGTTAGTCTCACGTGCTCGATTTAGATACACCAACATGGGATATGAAAGACCACGTGAAGGTGACTTAGTTTATATGCCTTTACTACAAAACTTTTTCGAGATTACATTTGTTGAACACGAAAATGACCAAGCGATGTTCTATACATTGGGTCGTGGTCGTGGTGGTAATGTCTATGTGTATGCTCTCAAACTAAAAAAGTTTGTGTTCTCAAACGAATACGTCAACACTGGCATCAAAGAAATTGATGACGAGATTCGTGGCAACTATCCACGTGTTCGTATTTCGTTACAATCTGGTTCGGGCAGCTTTACTCAAGATGAGGTTCTATATCAAGGCGCAAATGTTGAATACTCAACCGCTTCGGCATATGTAAGTGAAATGTATGCAAATGCTTCGGTAGACATATACTTCGTTCAAGGTCAATTTGTTTCTGGTAATGTCAAAGGTGCTACAAGTAATGCTCAATGGATTATCAATGTATATGATTCTCCATCAATGAATACAGTGTTTGAAGATATTGTCGATAACGATAGACTAGAATCAGCTTCCGATTCTATCATTGACTTTACGGAACAAAATCCGTTTGGAGAAGTATAATGTTAGGTAATGCTCCTTTTTATAATAGAACCATACGAAGAATTGTTGTTGCGTTTGGCACTATGTTTAATGACATTCAATGTGTCCGTCATACACAATCGGGTATTGAACTTGAACGATGGAAAGTTCCTTTGTCCTATGGTGCAAAAGAAAAGTATTTAACCAGAATTACCTCTGACCCCACATTAACAAAATCTATTGCTACGATTGTTCCACGCATATCTTTCAATATGGAAAGTATGTCGTATGACCCAACACGTAAACATGTAACTACTCTACAAAACTTTTCTGGTTCAACATCTACTAAAGTAAATACACAGTATGTTCCTGTTCCCTATAACTTTGAGTTTTCGTTGTCCATTTATGTTCGTAATACCGAAGATGGAACACAGATACTAGAACAGATACTACCTTTCTTTACACCCGATTTTACCGTCACTGTCAACTTCATTCCAGATATGGATCAGAAGTATGATGTTCCCATTATACTAAACTCGGTTAGTTCTACTGTGGATTATGAGGGTGACATGATGACCACTCGTTTGATACTGTGGGATTTAGATTTTACCGTCAAAGGATACATCTGGCCACCAATTAAATCAGGTAAGATTATTCGTTCGGCAAACACCAACTTGTATATTGACAATAACAATAAGCAAATACAAAAAGTCAAAGTTGACTATGCGAACGGCCATGGTGTGTTTGCACAAGGTGAAACCATTCGTGATAAAGCAAATGGTATATTTGGAACAGTGGATTACTTTAGTAATACCTCGACAGGAATTTTAGTTGCTACTGGATTGAATAAAACTATTTCTATTGGTAATAGATTAACAGGTGATTACAGTAATGCTGTATTTAATGTGGCATCCCTATCATCGAATGCAATTGAAGTAACTAATATTATGACCAGACCTAATCCGATTGATGCGATGCCAGATGATGAATTTGGTTTCTCCGATACGATTATAACTTACCCCAATACATTATGAAAAAACTAAATGAAAATCTATCCGATTTATTTGATGTAGAACCCATTCAGACTGTTGAACATAAACCAATAGTTCCAGTGGTGATAGACCACGATGATCCTGTTGTGTCGGATGCACAATTTGCGAGAGAAAATATACGAGAACTGATTAGCAAAGGTAACTCTGCCATCGACCAACTACTTCTTGTTGCGAGAGATACAGAACATCCACGTGCCTATGAAGTTGCTGCTGGATTGATAAAGAATTTGGGTGACCTAAATAAAGACTTGTTAGAGATACAAAAACGCAAAAGGGATTTAGCACCCAAAGAATCTACACAGTCAAATGGACTAAGTATTGATAAGGCAGTCTTTGTTGGTTCAACAGCAGAGTTAATAAAACTAGTTAGGAACAAATAATGGAAACACTAATTGAACAACTCAAAGTTATTTTAGGAACAAACTTTGCTTTGTATCTAAAGTCGCATGGTTACCACTGGAACATTGAGGGTTCTAACTTTCCACAATACCACGATTTTTTAAATGGTTTCTATAATGAGGTATTTCTTCAGACAGATTCTATTGCTGAACACATTCGTGCGTTGAATTCGTATGCTCCAGGTTCTCTTACTCGTATGCTCGAACTTGCCGATATTCAAGAAGCAACATCAATTCTTGATGCAATGGAAATGATGCGTGACTTAGCATCAGATAATGACCGTTTTATTATACATCTACGTGCTGGCATTGTTGCGGCCGAAGGTGCGAACGAACCTGCTGTTGGTAATTTTTTACAAGACATATTAGACGCACACCAGAAAAAAGGATGGATGTTGAGAAGCATCGTTAAATAAATTATGGATGACGGATACCTTGGTAATGCCCGCCTGAAACGAACAGGCACTGAACTATCCTACACAGAAGAACAAGTATTAGAAATTGCAAAGTGTGCAGAAGACCCTGTATACTTTATCAAAACATATGTAAAGATTGTCAACGTAGATCGTGGTCTTATCCCATTTGATATGTGGGATTTTCAAGAGGACATGGTTCGCACATTCCACAATAACCGATTTACCATTGCAAAGATGCCTCGACAGGTGGGTAAGACAACCACCACTGTTGGTTATATGTTATGGGCAGCAATCTTTAATGAAGAATATACTGTTGGTATTCTTGCCAACAAAGGACAGTTGGCACGTGACATTCTAGGTCGTATTCAAAAAGCATACGAATATCTTCCTCATTGGTTACAGCAAGGCATCATGACATGGAACAAAGGTTCGTTAGAGTTAGAGAACGGTTCTAAGATATTTGCGTATGCCACATCATCAGCAGGTGTTCGTGGTGGTACATACAACTTAATTTTTCTTGATGAGTTTGCGTTTGTTCCACACAATATGGCAGTTGAGTTCTTTACATCAACCTATCCTGTTATCTCGTCTGGTCAAACATCTAAAGTAATTATTGTTTCAACTCCTAATGGATTGAATTTGTTCTACAAGATGTGTACAGATGCGATTGAGAAACGTTCCACATATAAGACAGTTGAAGTTCATTGGTCACAAGTTCCTGGTCGTGATGCCAAATGGAAAGAAGAAACGATACGGAACACTTCTGAAGAACAGTTCCGACAAGAATTTGAAACAGAGTTTATTGGTTCTAATGCTACACTGATATCAGGAAGTAAACTGAGGTCGTTGGCATTTCATGATC